TGCTATTTATGACGACACTAAGTTGCTAGCTATCAAGCCATTCAACTATGCTGACGGTACAGTTATTGAGCAAAACACTAAGAAGACTGAAAACGCTTCAGTTCGCAAGTCAAGTAAGACTGGAACAGAAGCACCAGTGACACCACCAGCAGACGGCGGTGAATAATCGAAAGGAGTGAGTTATGTATTTAACTTATCCTGAATTTCAAAGTATATTGCCTAATTCTGTTTCAAATGACGTGTTTGAGCAACTACTACCAAATGCTGAAATACAAATTGATACGGTGACTAATTACTTTTATGGTATGCCTAATTCACATGTATTGGCTGATGACAGCGTTTCTGATTATTCATGGTTAAATGCTAGGGCTATCGCTTTTAAACGCGCTATCGCTATTACAATTGATTACATGGATAGTAATAGCGTGACCAATAGTTCTGACGTGAAAAATGGCTCATATTCAAGCGTTGAAATTGGACGTACGACACTACAATCTGCAAATAGTGGTGGTTCATCATCAACTAGCAGTGGCTTTGCAGTACCTGATGAAGCTTTAATGCTATTGGGGCGTTTTGGTTTGAGATATGGAGGTGTTGCTAGTGTCTAAACTACCGACAATACCTAAGAAGTTTGCTAATCAGCAAATTATCTACCATGACCCGACTGGTGCTAAAGATAGATATGGCAAACAGACGGTTAAAGATACGATTATCAACAAATGTGTTGTGCAACAAGAAACGGTTTACTCGGGAACAAATAACAATCGACAAGTTGTTGCTAATGCTGTTGTTTTTTTGTATGCAAGTATCACTATTCCTTTTTTAGTATTTAATAAGACTAGTCAAGGCAACAAGATTACGTTTGAGGGCATTGAGTACACGATTCAACGTATCATAGATAACCGCGACCCATTGAGTAATGAGGTTTGGTCATATGAGTTGGAGGTGCTGTGATGGCGATTAAATTGAATTTAGAAAGAGCCAACCATATTCTCAATCAAGCTAACAAGAGCGCTGCACAGTTTAAGGCAGCCAACCAAGCGATGATGGCCATGGAACGTTTCGTTCCTGATTCTGGCATTCAAAAGCAGAACAAATTGAGAACAGCTAATCACGTTTCGGATGGCGGTCAACATATTATTTACACGATGCCATACGCTCGTGCGCAATTCTTTGGTATTATTCATGGCTCGCAAATACGAAACTACACGACACCTGGTACAAGTCGCCGTTGGGACTTACGCTTAAAGGGCGATAAGGCACTGATGAAGACCGTGACTGACATTTACGGAAAGGAGCTGTTGAAATAATGGACTTAATCGAAAGACTAGCCGACAAAATCAATGAGCTGCCTAATTTACCGCAAACGATGATTATTGGTCAGTTAAGCAATGCTAATGACTTTGGCTTTTATTCTCAACCAGGTTCGCAAGTTATCAGTCAAGACTGGTCAGGCATTCAAGAACGCTTGTTACCTTTTGAAGTAGCTCTGCGCACTAATGATTTTGAATTAGGCAATAATACATTGTGGCGCATTAGTGAGTTGTTAGATGGTATGACACGTTTGGAGACAGACGAAACATACACATTTAACAAGATCAATATTGAACCACAACCATTTCTAGCAATAATTGACGTCTCTGAAAAGGGCGTTTTTTTATTGGACTTTAGTGTTGAAATTACTCAACAAATAGACTTAGGAGAATAATATAACATGGGAAAATTTAACGAAAACTACCAGAACAAATTAGAAATTGATACGACTGGTAATACAGCACTTGCTGATGTTTCTGAAGCAACATGGGCAACATTAGCTGCGGGAATTCAAACAATCACACCAGCTGCATCTGAAACAGCTGATACGACACCTTACTACGATGGTGAGGGGTTCTCTGACGTTGATGTTACTGGTAAGGCAGTTACATTTGCGATTGCTGGACACCGTATTGATGGTGATGCAGCACAAGATTACGTAGCTGATAAGTTTATTGCTGTTGGTGATACATTACGTACACTTGCACGTTGGACTGATCCAAAGGGAAATCAAGTGCAATTCGTAGCAACTTTGCAAGCAATCGTGCCATTTGGTGGTGCTGCCAACGTTAAGCAAACATTCAGCTTCACGCTTGCCGCTAATGGTAAACCACAAGCAGTTGCTGCATCTAATCCTAATCCACAAGGGTAACTATACAAGTACAGTGGCTATAATCGCTCAAATGGGGTGTGAAGCCCAATTACATAACTAGCTAATAGGAGAATATCATGGCAATTTCAATTAATTCATTCTTGATCAACGAAAAAAAGTTTACACTCATGGGTCGTGATTTAACAGCGCGCTATACCCCGGAGGTCGATAACGAGTTCTCTGATTTCTTAATTGATTTGGGTGAACTCGAAAAGAGAATGAGTAATCCAAAACTTGATGAATTGAATGTTGATTCAAAGAAACAAAAGATTCGTGAATTCACTCAAGAAATTCTTGAATTGAGTGCCAAGTACATCAAGGCGTTGTTTGATAAAAGTGATGCCGACTACATTTTTGAGCAAGCTGGTGGACGTTACACCAACGTGGCACGTTTAGCACGTACATTCTTTGATGAGGGTAACGACAACGAGTTAGCTAAGCAACAAGGCGGACAAAACCGTAAGCAACGTCGCAACAGCAAGGCAAATGATTAATGTTTTCATTTACTAAACGACCCGAAAAGACCATCCAATTAGCTAATCGAGAGTATCGTATTAATCTAGCGTTTGATGTTGTAATTTCAGCGTTTGGTGTGTTGGATTCAGAAGAATTAGATGATGAAGATAAAATCAAACAGTGCTTTGATCTATTCATTATTGATGATTTAGGATTTGACAGTTTGGCAGTTAAAAGTGATATTGTTTCCAGTATTTTTCAGTACGTCAATGAACAGCCATATGGCCACACTGATAACGATGAGGAAACTGGTAACGAACCAGCCGATAATTTTCATTCCGATTTTGATTACGAACAAGATGCAGGAGCGATTTATGCATCTTTTTTAAATTTCTATCACATTGATTTGAATCAGATGATTGGACGTATGCATTGGGACGAGTTCAAGGCGTTGTTTGATAATTTGGGTTCAGAGACACCTATTCAAAAGATACGTCAGTATCGTGGTGATGACTTAACACGATACAAGGACGATGCAGAGCGTGCGCAATTTGTCAGTAGTCAGCAGTTCTATTATCAGCTTGACAAAGATAAGGGCAGCGATATGTTCTCTGGCAACGCCTCATCTGTATTCGGCATGTTATTTGAGGAGGGCAAAGAATAAGCGAAAGGAGGAATTAAAATGGCTGATGGTTCGATTAATATTGATTTACTGCTGAATGACCAAACTGATAAAACTTGGACAGAATTTAAGGGCAAGGCTGAACGTGAGGGTAAGAGCGGCTATGAAAAGTTCAAAGACGCGTTTAAAGGTGATCCTTTAGTTGCTAAGTTGGAAACAAAAGCTAACAAAGCTGGTATCTCTAACTTTAGAGAGCTGTTGAGTAAGCTACCCAAAGAAAAGCAAACTGAATTATTAACCAAGGCTGAAAAAGGGGAAGCAATTAACTTTCAAAAGTTGTTGCATGAAATCCCATCTAAGGTGACATCAGAAGTTGAATTAAATGATAACGCTTCAACTGGACTACGCTCAATAAAGAACCAGGCTACCGAAGTCGGTGACAAGTTCCATCGTCTGAAAGAAATAGCTCTAGGCACGTTTATCGGTAGTGCCTTGGGAGGCGCGGTAAGAAACGTTGCGGGGTTTATCGGTGGACTAGGTCAAGAGGCACTTAACTCATCAGACGCCTTGCAAAAGTTTAAGTCAACCATGCAGCTTGGTGGCTTTGGTGAAAAAGAAATAGATTCCGCCACTAAGCAAGTTAAGAAATACGCTGATGATACAGTTTATGACTTAAATACAGTTTCTAATACCACAGCTCAATTAGCCGCCAACGGTGTAAAAGACTATATGGGACTAACGGAAGCTGCGGGTAATTTAAACGCACAAGCTGGTGGTAATGCTGACACATTCAAATCTGTTGCAATGGTGATGACTCAAACGGCTGGTGCAGGCAAACTGACCACTGAAAACTGGAACCAACTCGCTGATGCGATACCTGGTGCATCTGGTGTGCTTCAAAAAGCGATGAAAGAAAACGGTGCATTTACTGGCAACTTCCGTGATGCTATGTCTAATGGTCAAATAACTGCTGATGAGTTCAACGAGGCACTGACTAAATTGGGTAGTAACGATGCCGCTAAGAAAGCAGCTACATCTACTAACACGTTTGAGGGTGCTTGGGGCTCATTAGAGGCTAACATTGTTTCTGGTTTAGATAGCATTATTGATAAGATTGGCAAGAAAAATCTAACTGGTGTTATTAACCAATTATCTGATATTGCTACCAAAGGTTTTGGAATTGTTGCTCGTTCGGTAGCTAATTTGTTTGGCTACATAAACAGCCATCAAAAAGATATATCTGGCGTGTTTAAGAGCATTAAGGATATTGTCGGTGCTTTAG